GAGAAGAAGAACTGCGAGCCGTTCTTGCCGCGGATCTCCGCTTGCAGCACCTCGTACTGGCTGCCCAGGCCGAGGGCCTCGATCTGGTCGCGCAGCAGCTGGTGCACCGACTGCTGGATGCTCTTCTGGATCTCGCGCGTGCACAGCACCCGCAAGGGCTTCTGCGCCGCCATGATCAGCAGCGCGCGGGCAAAGCCCCAGCTCTTGCCAGAGCCCCGGCCGCCGCGCACCACCTTGTAGCGGTGCGGCTCGAACAGGAACTGCAGCTTCTGCGGGAACCAGGCCTCAACCAAAGGTCACCCGGATGCTGTGCTGGACCGCGCCGCCGTCCTCGCCCGTCACCTGGATGGGCAGCACCTTGCCCACCAAGCCCAGGAACGGCGCCGGGTGGCTCTCGGCCACGCGGGCCAGGTAGTCCACCCCACCGGCGCGGTTCAGCGCGTCAGCCACCATCTCGCGGATGAGCGCGTTGCCCTTGTCCAGCGAGCCTTTGGGGCGGCCAGCGCCTGGTCGTGCGCCGCCTCGGTTTGAATTGTTTGATTGTTTTTCGGGTTCCATGTGGATTGTCCGAAGTGATGTGGTGCTCTCGCCCGCCGCTATCCGCCGGGAGATTAGCGGGGCAAGTCCCGCGTCGAGAGCTGCGGCTCATTTGCCGGTGACGCCGCTTGCCGTGAGCTTTACGCCCGATTGGCAACTGCAGGCCAAAAGAAAAAGCCCCTGACGAAAAAGTTTCGCGCAGGGGCCGGGTGCCCGAATTTCAGCACAGCTTGAAAAAGCGTTCAAGGCTTTAGACGCGCTCCACAAACATCTGCACCGCATCAGCCACCAGCTCGGCGCGCTCGTCTTCGTTCTCGGGCAGCCGGGCGCTGCGCCACACGCTCACCCCTGTGGCCCGGTTGCGCGCCACCAGGTACAACGCGGTGCGGTACGGGTCGGGGATGCCAGCCACCACCTGGCCGATGTGGCGGATGAGGGCGCCGCGCTCGTCTGTGTCCAGCGCGCCGTTGGCGTCGTCGTACTGCCTGGAGGCCCGCCAGCCGCGTGTGGACGGGCACTCCATGGGGTAGCCCTCCACGGGGCTCCAGCCGCGCTCGGCGCGCCACCACAGCACCAGCAGCTCCAGCGGGTCTATGTCAGCTGAACTTCGACCCATCCACCCACCTCGCCAGATTTGGTGATCTGCAGCGACCACTTCGAGTCGTCCACTTTCCATACGTCGGCCAGTCCGTCTAGGCCGGCCTTGATCGAGGCCAGCAGGTTGTCGAGATCGCGGTGCCGCCGGTCGGGGGGCACAAAGGTGATGTGCAGGCTCAAGACCTCAACCGGCAGCCGCTTGGCGCCCTGGCGCTTGGCTTCCCAGGCCCAGGACTCCCGCAGTTGCGCCTTGGCGCGGTACTTCTCGGCCCAGTGCCCGCGGAAGTTGGGGCTGAGCGCCGGCATCACCGGCCAGGGCAGTTTCAGCACCTCGCTCACTGGCACCCCTTGCACACGTACTGGTTCACGCCCTGCACGCGCTTGAGCTTGCGGCCCAGCGTGATGCGCGACTGGCGGCAGGCGGCGCAGATGAAGTTGCTGTGCAGGCCGATGCCGCGCTCGCGGGCGTACTGGTGGCCTACTCGCTGGCTCGTGTCACTGCTGCTCGGTGTTGTGCCCACAGGTTCCTCATCGTGGTTTTGAGTTGTTCGACGTGCGCCTTGCCGCGGCGCTTTGCCAGGCTCTGCAACCAAGCCCGGCGTTCGTCCAGGCTGGGCAGCTTGAGGATCCAGCGCGCTTCGCATTCATGCCGCCAGGCCTCGCTGTAGCTGCTGACCTCGGTGCCGTCATGCAGCGCGGGCACAGCGCTCGGCGTAGTGCCAGATGGACGAGACCTGCTCGATGCTCACCGGCGCCACGCGCGGCGGGGTCTTGGGCTCGGCAAAGGGCTTGTCGGTCTTCCAGCGCGCCCAGCGGCCCGAGCTGGTGGCCCACGCCACCCCCGCATGGCTCAGCGCCATCAGGTGCACCCCGGCGGTGTTGCCGCTGATGTCAAAGTGCTCGGCCACCTGCGCGTTGCTCACGGGCTGGTGGACGCGGATGTACGCCAGGATGGCCTGCTGGCGGGCGGTCAACTTCTCGGTCATGCGGCCAGCCGGTAGGGTTCGACCGCGCTCATGCGGTCATCGCAAAAGCGCAGCGAGGCGGCGTCCCACCACAGCGCCACCGCGCCCTCCCACTCGCCATTGCGCTGCTTTTCCACCGCCACCCGGGCGTCGGGCTTGGCCAGGGCCACGGCGTCGCTGGGGTCCTTCTGCAGCGCCAGGTGCTTGTCCTTGTTGCTCCAGACCGTGACCACGTTGTGCGCCTGGTCGGAGATCGCTGCACTGCCGCGCAGGTCGTACTTGCTGGGCGGGGTGCCCTCGCCGCTCTGCGGCTTGCGGCAGTGCGTGACGAGGTGGATGTGCAGCCCCGTCTCCTGGGCGGTGCGCACCAAGTCGGTGACGAACTGCTTCTGTTCGTCCATGCTCTCCTCGGAGCCGCAGACCATCATCATGCTGTCGACGAACACCTGCTGGCCCTTCAACTCCTCGGCGAAGTAGCGCAGCACCGCCAGGCACACCTCGGTGTTGATGCGGCCCACGTGGTCGAACATCCACAGCCGGCCGTCCGTCCAGCGGCTGAAGGCCTGCAGCGACACGCCCGCGGGCTTGGGCAGCCCCAGCGCCTGGCGGGCCATGCGGGCCAAGGAGCGGGCGGGCGCCATCTCGAACGACATCAGCAGCGTGCGGTAGCCCGAGGTCATCAGGTCCAGCGCCACCTGCCCGGTGAACATGCTCTTGCGGTGGCCGTTGTAGCCCGCCCAGGCCGTCAGCTCGGCAGGGCGGAACTCGATGCGCCCGCGCAGCTTGGTGGAGAACATCTCCGGGGCCTTGTGCTTGGGGTCACGCGGGGTGAACTCGGCCAGCAGCTCGTCGGTGAAGACGCTGGCGGCCTTGACCTTGACGCGGGCCTCGGTGGCCTTGGCGTAGCTGGCCCAGTCGATGGTGTCGGGGATCAGTTGCATGGGACTCCGTGGCGGAAAACCTCAACCCAAGGCGCCCCAGAGGAGCGCTTCCATTCGCCGCCCAGCACCCGGCTTGCACCCGCGGTGACGGCGGCCATGCACAGGGCGCGCACCGTGCGCTGGTGGCCGTCCTCTTGCTCGGCCGCGACGATGACGTCCAGGCCCACCAAGGCCCGCAGGTCCAGCCGGTCAATGGGCTCATCAGGGGCCACCACGATCTCCAGGGCGTCCCCGGCTTGGCAAGGTGCCACCTGGGCCACGTGGATGGCCACGGCGGCGGGCCTGACGCCTTTGCTCCGCAAGGCCACCAAGGTGTCGAGTCCCCTCATACCGCCCCCGCAAAAGCGTCATCGGTCTGGCTGCCCTCGTCCTCCCAGCGCCGGCCGTTGAGCCAGGTGCTGGGGTGAGGGATGAACTGGCCGGCGTCGCGCTGCCACTGGGCGCTCTGGCGCTGCAGGGCCAAGGCGGCCAGCATGCGCAGCAACAGCGGCTCGTCAGGGCGCAGCCGGGCAAAGGCCTTGGCGGCCTGCGGCTTGGCGGTCTTGCGGGGGTAGGCCTGCCAGAAGCGGTCGAAGCCGGGCGGGAACTCGTGGACCTTGGCGGGCGGATCGGCAGGCGGATCGGCAGGCGGATCGGTCGCCCCGCCCCCCGAAAGGGGTAAGGGGTTAATACTTCCCTTCCCTTCCCTTCCTCCCTGCGCGTCCTCTACGCGTGGTGACGCGTCGGCCACGCGTGGGGCACGCGTGCGTTTTGGTGCTGTATTCGGGTCCGGTAAAACGCTGGCCGATTCGCGGGGATTGATGTGCTGATGCTTGCCGAAGCTCGGGATGTAGGCGAGGGTTGCTCCCTCGTACAGCATGACCAAACGCGCGTTCAGCAGCTCATCTGCAAGCGCCTCGATGTCGCAGTTATCACCCGGCAGATAACGCAGCTTAAAGGTTTTTGGCTTCCAAGCAAAACGTCCTTCCTTGTCGGCCTCGCACCAAAGTGCGATGTAAAACAAGCGCGCCAGCGGAGACAGTAAAACGATGTCCTCGGAAGTAAAAAAATCGGGTTTTATCGTGCGAATTCGTGCCATGTCAGGCGGCCCTCCACTCGCGTTCTGGTCGGCCTGCGGTGCTGAGCACGGTCTTGCCGGTGGGTTGAATGAGGCCGGCGCGCTGCAGCTCGGCGGTGCGGCGGGCCACGGCCACGCCCGTCAGGCCGGTGCGCGCGGCGATGCCGTCCTTTCCCAGCGGGCCAAAGCGCTTGAGACAGGCCACGAGAACGCGGTGGTGCTGCGCCTGCAGCTCCCTGGCGCTGGCGGCGGCCTGGTGGCTGGTCACAGGGTCACTGCGCCGGGCCTGCGGCAGGTCAAACAGCGGGAGCTGCTGGACGGGTTGCGTTTGCGCAACGGCGGTGCTTGGCATCAGTCGTTGCTCCCGCCGGCAGGCGCCGAGTCGTTCGGATTGCCGTTCACCATGCGCAGGAGCAAAGTTGCGGCATGCACTCGACGCTCTGCCTCGGCCTCCAAAACCCTGATCACCCAGTCCATGCGGGTGCCGACACCATCCACGATGGCCAGCGCGTCAATGCGCACCAGCAGCGACCGCGGGATCTGGCCGCGCAGCTCGGTGTCGCGCTGTTCAGCCATGCAGCACCAACAAAAAGACCCCCGACAGCACCGCCGCCGGGGGCAAGAGCGCACCAGCGCTCAGGGGGGAAACCTGGGGAATCATCAGGCCGCTTCTTGCAGAGGCTCGGTGCGGCGCTTGACGCGGGTCCGCCCGTACTTCAGTTCAAGCAAACGCAGCCATCCTTTGGGGACACCGCGCACATGCCAGTTACTGATGACGTTGGGGTTCGTGCCGATGGCGCGCGCCAGCTTGCTGACGCCG